GATGAAGGACTGCTAAGTGTTTTGACAACATTGAAAGGTAGGTTTGAAGAAAATGAGGATGCACAAGCTAAGGTGTTTGGAAGTTCAAGAGCATTAATGGGTGTCATGGACCTTTTAGGTAAAGGTTTTAAAGATACCGAACAAATATTTGCTAGTATGGCAAAGAGTGCTGGTGTTACAGCCGAAGCATATGATGAATTGCAAAATAGTGCTGAGTTTAAACTTAGAAAATCTATGGTGCAAGTCAAAGAAACTTTTAGGGAAGTTGGTGCTACATTGTTAGAAGCATTACTACCAGCCATACAAAGTGCATCAGAATTTATTGTAAAATTATTAAAAGGGTTTAATGGATTGAGTGATAATACAAAAACTTTTTTAGGAATAGTAACAATGTTAGCGACTGCATTAGGACCATTGCTTATAGTTTTTGGTTCTCTAATTACATCAGTCGGCACTATAATTGGTGCAATAAAAAGCTCAACAATTGCAATGAAACTTTTAAATCTTGCAATGTCTGCTAATCCAGCAATTAAGTTTGCTACAATAATATTAGGTGCAGCAGCAGCTTTATTCAAATTAGGCAAGGCAAGGAAGGAAGCTCAAATGGAAGCATTAAACAAAGAGCTTAATGATTTAAGTATTGAAGATGCTAAAAAAAGATTAGCCAGTTTAAGCACAACATTGGCAGCTAACACTAAAATTATTGATGACAATAATAAATTATCATTTACAAGAAGAAAACACCTATTAGAAGATGCTGATGGTAACAGAGTTGCAACAAGAAAAATTGTCAGCAAAAATAAAGCAATGGGCAATGAAATTCAAATGCTCAAAGAAATCATACAGAAGAAAAAAGACATGGCAAAAGCAGATGAAGAAATTGCCAACATAACAACATTAGGAACAACCACTGGTGGTGGTGGTGGTGGTACTGGAACAAGTGGTCCAACACCTGAGGACATTGCAAAACAAACAGCAGCTGCATTATTAACTACAAAGAAAAAACAATTTGATGCTGAAATTGCTGCAACAAAATCACACTACAATAATCTTATAAAACTAAATGAAGGTAATGGTGAAATTGTCAAACAGCTAGAAATATCAAAAAATGAAAAGCTAAAACAGATTAATGATGGCTACAATGCAGATGCTATTAGAGACCAAGATAAGCATGATAGAGAAAAAGCTGCATTAAAAACTGCAATTGAGGATGCATCAGCAGTCACAGATGAACAAAGAAAAGCATTAGAGGTTCAAAGAACTCAGGAATTTTATGACAAATTAATATTACAGGCAAAAGAATTTGGATTTAATACAGATGCATTAGTTGCTGCTAGAGCAGAAAAAATTAAAGAACTTGGTGAGACACTTAACGAAACAACAAAAGAATTTACTGAAACCCAAAAATTAATGGGTGAAGGTCTTGAATCAGTTTTTCAAGGTATTGGTATTTCAATTGCTGAATCTATGGGTGGTGCTGGTTCTGCATTATCTGGTTTTTTAAGTACATTTTTATCAGGTGCTATGCAATTTGTAGCAGCATCATTAGCACAATCATTAGGTCTTGCTGTTACTGCTGCTGGTCAAAGTTCATTAGACAAAGGACCTTTTGCTGCATTTGTTTTACCAGCTTTAATTGCTGGTACTACTGCCGCTGTAAGTGGTGCATTTAAAAAAATACCAAAGTTCGCAAGTGGTGGTATTGTTAGCACACCAACAATGGGTTTAATGGGTGAATATCCAGGTGCTAGAAGCAATCCTGAGGTTATTGCACCATTAGATAAATTAACTGGTATGTTAGGTGGCACACAATCCAATGTTCAAGTTGGTGGTGAGTTTAAATTAAGAGGTCAAGATTTAGTGGTGGCTTTACAAAGAGCCGACAGAAACAGAGAAAGAATTAAGTAATGGCATATGGTGTTAAATTTCGTTTAGAATTTTCTGACGACAATCTTAAAGGTAAAAAGGTTGAAATCTTAAAAGATGGTTATACAGGTAGTGTGCTAGAACTTATAGGCACAGATAATCCTGTTGAAATTGATTGGGAAGGTGATGATGATTTCTATAATCCAATTGTAGGGTCAACTTGTACTATAAATTTATACGATACAGATACCTGCAATTATGATGATTTTTATACAGCAGATGAACGAGAATATAAGGTCAAAGTATCTTATAAAGATGGTAGTAACAATTATCAAACATATTGGGAAGGATGGTTGTTGGTTGACCGATTTAGGGAAGCTGTTTTGACAAAACCATATCCAATAAGTTTAAGTGCCTATGATGGTCTTGGTAGTTTAAGGGGTTTTACAGCACCTATTGACTTGACATCAACTGCATTTAAGGATTTAATGTATTACATAACAAACATCTTAAATAATATAAATTTAGGTTTTGACATTCATATTGCTAATGATATACAAAAAGATGGTGCAAGTGGTTCTGACCATACTATATATGACCAGTCAAGTTTATCACCAAATGCATTTTTACAAAATGGTGAAAAATTAAGAACAGCAAAAGATGTATTAGAACAAATATTAAGATTTACTAATGCCAAAATATTTCAAAGTTATGGCAAATGGTATATAATAAATAACTCTAGTTATAGTGAACAATCTGTAAAAGATTCATCAGCTACAACAGCAAATGGTGGCACAATACCACTAGGCATTAGAGCAGCAGAAACTACATCTTTACAAAATAATGGTACTGAATCTATTAAATATTTTATTTATAATTCAAGTGGTGTTTATCAATCTACAAGTACAGTTGATATTTTACAAACTGTGCCGAGTGATTTACAACCATTGGGTGCTAATTTAACTAAAGAATATTTAAGACCACTTAAAGAATTTTCAATTGATGTTGAAGTAGGTGACAATTTTTTTAACACAAACAGGTTAAGTAATGGTCATTTTGAACATGCTGCAACTGGATTTACTTTAACAAATTCAGCTATTGATTCCACATTTTCTTTTAAAGGTGATAGGTCATTAAAAAGCACAACCATATCATCAACAGCTAATGGTACATCTGCTATTTTAGTTAACTCAACAGGTCTTGATGTACCTGGTGGCAATACAGCTCAAGCTGACACATTTTCATTAAATGTTTTTATGGATAGTACAAGTGGTAATACCAGAGGATTTAGGTGGCAAATAAGATTAGTTGGTCAAGGTCCTGGTGCTGGTGCTGACCAATACTGGTCAGAAAATTCAAGCAACTGGGTTGGTAGTGATACTAAAAACGAAGTTGAAATTACAACTAATCAAAGGTGGAAAAAATTTAGTTTTAATCTTGACAGTTATCCAGGTGGTAGTTGGTTGGCTTTTATAACTATTTATGGTGCTTATCAAACAACATCAACATCAGGTTTTACTGCTATTAATTTTGATAGTTTGTCATTAGAATTTAAAAGTATTGATAGTAATAATAACAGAACTGATTTTTTTGCAAAGTTTGATTTGCTACAATTTATAAGAAAACGAACTGCTGATTTATCTGGTGTCTTAAATATGGATGGTGTCTATTTAACTAATGATAAATATGGCAGAATTTCTGGTAATTTTTTTAGGTCAAGAGACAAAACAAACTACTTAAAAAGTATTGAAAAAATAGTTAGCCAACAGGTCATAAATGATTACAGAGATTTTGTAGTCAGATATGAAGGCGAGTTATATAATAATAATAATGACCCCATAGGTCCACATAATAAAGTGTGGATTAATTTTGGTACAACAGTATTACAAGAGCCAGTCAGTTGTTATATTGATGGTATGAATTACAATGTCAAAAGAAATTTGTATAATGTAGTAATGCATGTGCCAAATCAAAATGATGATGAAACCTCAGATTTTATCACAAAATTTTAAACTTTTTTCTTTTCCTGTTTGCTACGGGGTATTCTCTTTTAATTAGGGGAGTACCCTATTTTAATGTAAAATATTTTTTATTTATTAAAATAATTTTTTTATATTTACTGGCTAAACTTAAAACTATGTTTAAATATTATTTTGATGAAGACCGAAAAAAACTAGGTCTCAAAAAAAATGTTGTTGCTAGTATGTTAGAATGTACTATGCCAACATTACAAAGCAGATTGGAAAACCCTGGCACATTTACAGTTGCCGAAATTAAGATATTAAAAGACAATGGGTTTGAACAATCAATGAATCGTTTAATTTAAAATCAACAAACATTTATGAAAATTTATCAAAAACTGTTTAAGTTGCAGCAAGAGATTGGTGCAATTCCAAAGGAAAATAAAAATTCATTTTTTCCTAATCACACTTATTTTGACATTAACGAATTGATTAGAAAATTAGTTCCGATATTATCAAAGTATAAACTATTGTTATTACAACCAATAGTAAAGAATGAAGTATATGCAATAATTCAAGACACCGAATCGGAAGGTCGAATTGTTAGCAGCATACCATTGCCTGAAATACAAGACCCACAAAAAATAGGTGGTGCAATTACTTATTATCGTAGATATGCTTTAGTGTCATTATTGGGATTACAAGCCGAAGATGATGATGGTAATACAGCAACAGGCAGAACAAATCAAAGAGTAAAATCAAATCAAAAATTAAATCAAAAATCAAATCAATTTAAATTATAATTATTATGGCAGATTACGAACACAAAGCTGGTAATGGTTCTATATTCAAGAATCAATACAAAGAAAACGAAAACCAACCTGACTATAAAGGTTCAATCAAATTACAGGATGGTGCTGACAAGGAATTGGCAGCATGGGTTAAGCAAGATAAAAATGGAAATTCATTTTTGTCATTGTCAATTAGCGACCCTTATATTAAAAAAGATGAACCACAACAGTCCACTCAAAGCAATGCAAAAGTGGATGATTTACCTTTTTAAATCGTAGCAAAAAGGGAAAGAGGGCAGCCATTTGGTTGCCTTTTTTTTGTTTTACAGTTAAATGCTAAAATCAATTCTAAGCTGTCTTAGGTTCGATTTAAGCGACTTTGGCTGTTCTGGCATATACTAGCATCAAAAATCTGAGAAAGTGCATTAAACGAAAATCCCCCCTGTAAATATTTTTTGTTTTTTAAAGTATTTTTTTAAATGAAAAAATTATTATATATTAGTTTTTATAATTAAAAATTAAATTATGGCAGAAAACAAACACAATGCAATAGAAAATCAAGTCATGGACTATTGCAGAAAAAAAATCGAAAAAGAAAAAGAAGTTTTAAATTATATTGAAACTCACAAATCAATAATAAAAGAGCTTGGTTATGAAATCAAAAAAAAAGAATTACCTGACATATCTAAATGATAATTATTTTTATGAAATTGGATTTGAAAAAAAGGAAAGTAAATTAAAAGATTTAAAAATGAAAAAAAGACAATATAGAAGCAATCAAGGTCGCAGCCCAAAACAAGAATGTGAAACACAAAAACTTTATTTCATTTGTGTGATTGGGCTTATATTAATAGTAATTTATTTGATATTAAAATGATAATACAAAAAGACAGTAATGACATTTACCACAGCCATGATTCAATTTCTGCAAGTGGTTTAAAAACAATAGCACAGTATGGTATTGAATATTATTTAACACAAACACATACTGAATCTGAAGCAATGAAATTAGGCACAGCTATCCACACAGCTATTTTAGAACCTGATACCTTTTTTGACATTTACGAAATTATGACAGAAAAGTTTGATTTAAGAACTAAGATTGGTAAAGCAAAAAAATTAGAGTTTGAGGAAAAGGCAAAGGGAAAAATTGTTTTACAAAAGGACCAGTATCATGTAATTAAAAATTTAATGAAGCGAGTTGACACTAATTCTCTAGCTAAAAAATATTTAAAAGGCGAAAAAGAATTATCACATTATTTAGAATATGAAGGTATGACAGTTAGAGTTAGACCAGATGTTGTTAATCATGTAGAAGGTTTTATTGCTGATGTTAAAAAAACTAGATTGACAGCATCCGACAAAGATTTTGCTAAAGTAGTTAGACAATTTGGCTATCATATCCAGGCAGCATTTTACATGGATATGCTTGGTGTTGATACATTTAGGTTTATTGTGTGTGAGGACAAACCACCATATACAATTGTTGTTCATGCATTGTGTGATGAATCTATTGAAAAAGGTCGCAAAGCATGGAAGCAAGCATTTGAACAATGGAAAAATTATAAATTAACTGGACAGATAACATCTTATCAACCTAGAGATGTTGCAGATGATGGTGCATTCTTAATAAGAATATAATGGAAAAATATTTGAAAATTGTTAATAAACATTTTGGACTAGATATTACTGTTAGAACCAGAAAATTTGAATATGTTTTTGCTAGGGCATGTTACTATTATTTATGTAGAAGATTTGGTGCATTTTCATTAAGCCAAATTGCTAGGTCAGTTAATAAAAATCATGCCACAGTAATTCATGGTATGAGAGAGCTGCCTTATATGATTAAACATGATGATACACTACTAAAAAAGTATAATTCATTAATTAGTAAATTTGATGTTAGCATGTGTATTCAAGACAACTCAATGAATGTAGAAACTCTGGTCAGAGATTATAACTTTTTATTATTAGAGAATGATAAATTAAGGGGTGAAAATGCTGAACTAAAAGAACTTATTTACAAATTAGCTGATATAGACTAATTTTTCTTTAATTTTATAAGAAAATTTTAAACATTGGCTAATCCATATTATAAATATTTAGGTAACGAGGACAGATTACAACACAATGTGATGAAATATATTAGCTTACAATATCCAACAGCTTTATTTACACACATACCCAATGAGGGTAAACGAACTAAATTTGAGCAGTTTAAATTAAAATACCTAGGCACTAAAGCTGGTGTGCCTGATGTGATGATATTCACACCAAACAAAAACAGAAATGGATTAGCAATTGAATTAAAAGCTGGATATAATAAACCAACTGACAATCAAAAATTATGGTTATCGTTGTTAAGTAATGTTAATTGGTCAACACATTGGAGTAAAGATTTTGATGAATGTAAAACAATAATTGATAAATACTTTAATGATGAAATTTAAAAATTCAAGGTCAATATATTTCCACGAACCAACACAAAAAGTTAGATGGACAACAACTTGTAGTGAAAATTTTAAAATTAATTATACTTATGTGGGTGAAGCGACTGAAAATGAATTTAATATTTTAGTTGACTTATTATGGTTTTTACATGGTGAAAATGATATGACATATGATGAGTTCTATAATGTTTTTCACGAACTAAGGTTTTTTTGTGATAAGGTTATGGGACTTGTTGATGAAGAATAATTTATGAAATACAACAAAATTATTAAACCTACCAAATTTGATAGGTTCACTAATGTGCCCAATTATATCTTTAGGCATAAAGGAATTTCTATTGGTGCAACTGGATTATATGCCTGGATGTTTAGTCACAGGCATGACCAACAAATTACAGTTGAATTTATGATTAATCATTTTAAGGAATCTAAGTCAGCTGTTAGAGCTAAATTAAATGAGCTTATAGACAAAGGTTATGTTGACAGAATTAGAGTTTATGATAATGGCAGAATAAAAGGTTATAATTATAAATTAAAAGCTAAAGCTAAAAAGCTAGAAACCGAAAAGCTAGAGACAGAAAACCTGGCTCTAGAAAATCAGCCACAAAGTAATACTAATAATAATATATATAATATAAGTAATACTAATAGAGATTCTATTTTGCCTCATTTTATAAAATTATTTGACAAAAGGTTTCATCCAACAACTAAAGCACAAAAGCAAAGATGGTTAACTATATTAGACCAGCTGCAAAGATTGGATAAATACGATTTAAGAGAGGTTTATAAAATCTGCAAACACATTAGACAAAAAGATTTTTGGAAAACTCAATTGCTTAGTTTGCCAAAACTTAGAAACCCAGACAAAAATGGTGACAAATGGATAAATAGATTTGAAGCTATTTATAAAGATGACCATAAACCAGATGCATACAAAAAGATAAAAGATTTAATTGAATTTAAATTATATATAGATGTTGATGGTCAAGAAAAACTAGGTGCTGTTACTAAATTAAATAAGTTAAATCAGTATAATCTGACACAAGTTTTAAGTGGTGGCGAAATATTACAAGTAATTAAATATTTAAAAAATGAGTAAGTGGATTAGAAATAGCAAACAAGTAAAACAATCTATTGACTTTTATGGTATTGGTAATGATAAAATTCATCCAACAGATATTGATGCTGTATTAGAATTTAATAACGAGGCATTAATATTATTTGAAGTTAAAAAGATAAATAATAAATTACCAACTGGTCAAAGATTATTATTAGAGAGATTAGTGAACTCCTGGCATACAGAAAAATCAATAGCACTTGTAGTCAATCATAATTTTAAGAATGATGACAAAGACATACCATTAGCTAAATGCTGGGTTTCTGGTTATTATTATAAACAAATGTGGTTTAGTTGTAATGAACCATTAAAAAAACAATTAAAAAAAATACTTAACAAATGGAATATATCAAAAATGCAATTATAAAAATTTTTAAGATTAGAGCTAATCAAAATTATGTCTTAATAATTCCAAAAAAATTTAAAAACAAAAAGAAATATTTAAAATTTATAAAAAAAACTAATACATTTATAACAACAAATGTGAAATATGATTGAAAAATTACAACAACTTGGAATACAATTAAAAAGAAATACTGGCAATGTAAAAACTAAATGTCCTAAATGTTCTCACACTAGGAAAAATAAAAGTGATTTATGTTTGTCTGTTAATATTGATGAAGGTCTTTACAATTGTCACAACTGTGGCTGGAATGGTAATGTAAAATTTCAGCAGAAAAAAGATTATGTATTACCACCGAAAACTAATATAAACTTAACTGACCGAGTTGTTAAATGGTTTGGCAATAGAAATATAACTGAGCCAACATTAGCACACTATAAAATAGGCGAATCAGTTGAGTTTATGCCACAGGTTCAAGCAAAAAGAAAATGTATAAACTTTAATTATTATCGTGATAATGTTATTGTCAATGTAAAATATCGTGATGGTCAAAAAAACTTTAAACTTGTAGGTGGTGCTGAATTAATATTTTATGGTTTAAACAATATTAAAGATGTTGAAAAATGTTATGTGGTTGAAGGCGAGATGGATGCTTTAAGTTTACATGAAGCTGGATTATATAGTGTCGTATCTGTTCCTAATGGTGCATCAAAAGGCAATCAAAGATTAGATTACTTAGATAATTGTTTTGAGTATTTTGAAAACAAAAAAGAAATAATATTATGTACTGATAATGATGATGCTGGTCTAGCTTTAAGAAACGAATTAGCTAGAAGGTTTGGCACATATAGATGTAAGTATGTAGATTTTAGTGATTACAATGATGCTAATGAGGTTTTAATAAGTAAAGGTCCTGAGTATTTAAGAAACATAATTAAGGATGCTAAGGATTTTCCATTAGAAGGTGTGATTGATATTAATTCTATTTGGCAAAATGTATTAAGCTATAATGAAAATGGCATTGAAAATTATGATATTGGTTTGCCTGGTGCATCAGAGTTTTTTAAATTACAATTTGGTGAATGGTCAATAGTTTCAGGAATACCGAATAGTGGTAAATCAGATATTCTTGACCAGCTATTATGTAATGTGTCAACTAAACATAATTTTAGATGTGCAATGTTTTCACCAGAGAGCTTTCCATATGAAGGGCATATAAAAAGAATAGCTGATAAATTAATGTCAAAGAATTGTAATGCTGATGATTTAAATAGTGTCAAACATTTTATTGAACAGCATTTTTATTGGATTAAAATTGACTTAGAAAACCTAACACTAAAAGGCATACTAAATGAATTTAGACAATTAGTTTTTCAAAAGGGAATAAACATTTGTGTGATTGACCCATGGAATATGTTAGACCATTCAGCTCAAAGAGATTACAGCTACATTGGTAGGGAATTATCTCAAATTACACAATTCTGCCAACAAACAAATACTCATGTATTTTTAGTTGCACACCCTAGAAAAATTGAAAGCGAAGGTGGTCAATATAAAAAAGTTACTATGTATGATATTAGTGGTTCATCTGACTTTTTTAATAAAACATACAATGGCATTATATGTCACAGAAACATAGGTCAAAAAACAAAATATGGTAGTGATAGTGTTACAATATTTATTGAAAAAATAAAAAGAAAATCTAATGGTCAATTAGGTTCATTTGAAATAGCACCTGACTTTAAAAATGGTGGTGTTTATAAAGAAATTAACATGCGAGACAAAGGCATAACAATAATCAAAGATGAAAAATTACCCTTTTAATTATGAATAAAACAGAATATAAACAAATTAGAAAAGAGCTTTTAGAATTATGTGAAAAAATAATGAATCAAAAGCAACCTGAATATACCAATGATAATCAGGATGTGCTACATAATTTTAAATCAACAGCAAAAAGATTAAATCTTAAACCTAGTGAAGTGTGGGGTGTGTTTTTAGATAAGCACATACAAGCTATTTTAAGTCATGCTGGTAATCCTGACATGCATCAAGCTGAACCTATTGCATCAAGATATGCTGATGCTATTAATTATCTGCTACTTGGATTTGCATTGCATATTGATAACATGAAATTACAACATGAAGATTTAAAATTAATTTACAGGAGTTTATGAATATATATTTGAATGCAAAATCCTGGTGCATAAATAATGGTGTTAAAATTTATATTGTGCCAATTAGAAATCGAAAAGAATGTTATATTGAGGTTGATGACAATGGTAAAATTACCAGGTCACCTGTAACATATAGGAATCAAAGCATTGCAAGTGATAAAATTTGGGACTTAAATCTGCATATTTACAGGGAAAACAATAAAAAAACATAAAAAATATTAAAAAAAACAAAATATTTCTTTGATTTTAAAGTTTTTTATATATCTTTGGTACAACTAATTAATACTAAATATATATAAAATGAAAAATTTAATACAAAAAATCAATCAAAGAAAAAATCAAATAGAAGTTTTAAAAAAATCTCAAAGAGCTGCACTTGCAGAATTATCAGTTAAAAGTAAAGATGTTGGTCTTAACCTACATTGTCAGATAGTTCAAGACATTGCTAATGTCCTTCAACACAAATACCAAAATTTTTTATCAGGTGTTGATGTAATTGCTGTTTGTGACAATCACCATAACTTTAATAAAAATATAGCATCTGCATTTTACAAATCGTTAGATGCTAATGTTGAATTTGAAACTGGTTATAATGTTGCTAGGCATGAAAATGAGTTTAAAAACATTTTATGGCTTACTATTGACTTTAATAATTACAATAAAGAGGCATGGGGTATTGACATAACTCTTAGAACTAAAAGCAAATTCAGTAATGAATCATTTATTACCAATGATTGTTATGAAACAAAAAAAAGTAATGGCTTTTATACAAAAGGATTCAATAGCTCTAACATTGAGCAGATAGTCAAAGATGCCTATTTATTAGCAGATTTTAATAATATTCAAATTATTTTATGCAATGATATTATGGCATTGCTTAATGACTTAGATTCTACTCAAAAAGACAATGATGAATTGGTTTATAACACCAGGAATACTTTTGAGAAGGCAATTAATAACATTGATACTGAAATTAAAAATCTTGTAGATGAATATTTATCAAGCATGGTTGGTCAATCAATTGATGGTGGTAACATTTCTTATGATTTAGATAAGAACCAAGAGGAAAAAATTTCTAATGTCTGGAAATTAGACATCATAAAAGAATCACCAAAGAGTTATAGAGTTAATGTCCATGTTTGTTATAAAAATGGTGGTTACATAGACAATGCTGGTAATGAAGTACCTAATAAAAGAATTGATTACATTAAGTATGAAAATATTTTATTACCTAAAAGAAATGTAAAATGGTGGTTTGATAACATTATTTATGGTGTTCAAAATTTAGACCAAATAGAAACATATGATAAGATTAGAAAATTCAGAGATTCTAAATCTATAGGTAAAATTTATGAATCAGGTAATGTAGATAAATTATATTCGAGCAAACAATTCAAATCAATGTACAATTCTTTAAAAAACATATATGTGTCAAACGATTTTACATATATGACTGATGACCGACAGCTTACTTTACAAAGAGGTTGTATTTGGGAAAACTTGCACAGTTATAGTTATTATGGTGGATATGATTTTCAAAATGCAATTAAAAACTACACTCCTGACAATATTTAGTATTTAGTTTCACATAGTCAGGCACAGGAGGTTTTCGGACCTCCTTTTTTTTTGTTTAAATTTGTCAAATGAAATCGGACAAATCGGACACTATAAAAAAGAAACTAATACATGCCCTAGAAACTAATTTAGGCATTGTTACAGCTGCTTGTAAACAAGCTGGTATAGCTAGGTCCACTTACTATGAATGGTACAGTTCTGACAAAGAATTTAAAAAAGCTGTTGATGATGTAAGTGACCAGACATTAGATTTCGTTGAATCTAAACTACATGAGAAAATAAAAGATGGTGATACCACCAGCATTATATTTTACTGCAAAACAAAAGGCAAGAAAAGAGGTTATGTTGAAAGGCAAGAAATAAAACATGATGCAGATATTAAAAGCAAACTGATTGAATGGAAACCAGCCAAAGACAAAGAATAGAACAATATTGCAATAAACAGTTTTACGAAGCATTAGAATCAAATCAAAGATTAAAGATATTCCAAGGTGGTTCTAGGTCTGGTAAAACATATTCTATTATGCAATACTTATTGTATTTAATTACAGTCACAAAAGAACCATTGGTTATTAGTGTTATAAGAAAAACCCTACCAGCATTGAAAAGGTCAGTTCTAAGGGACTTTTTAATAATATCTAAGGATACTGGCATATATTGGGATGGCATCTTTAATAAAGCCGAAAATACATTTAGCTATAATGGACATACATTAGAGTTCTTTTCAGCTGATGATTCACAAAAGATTAGAGGGTCTGCAAGGGACATTGCCTGGCTCAATGAAGGCAATGAATTATTGTTAGAGGAATACAGGCAGATAGCAATGAGAACCAGGACCAATATCATTATTGACTTTAACCCATCTGACCCTGTACATTGGATTTATGATTTAAGTGAAAGAGATGATGCTGATTTATTTTTATCTACATACAAAGACAATAAGTTTCTACCAATACAATTAGTAAAAGAGATTGAACGATTAAAAGCAAAAGACCCTGACTACTGGAGAGTGTATGGCTTAGGACAAAAAGCTGTATTTAGTGAACGACAAATATTTAGAGATTGGCAATACATTCCTTTTAGTGAGTTTCCTGAATTAGATGATTGGGGTATTGGTATTGACTTTGGATTCTCACAAGACCCATGTGCAATTGTCTTGGCTGGTAAAAAGAATGATAAGATTTATGTACATGAATTATGTTACCAAAAAGGTATGACTAATAGAGACATTGCAGAGTTTCTAAAATCAAACAATTACAATAAATATCTATGTTATTATGATTCAGCAGAACCTAAAAGTGGTGAGGAGTTAAGACAAATGGATATATGGGCTAAACCAGCAATCAAAGGTCAAGGGTCAATCAATGCTGGTATTTCATTGTTAAAAGAGTTTGACATAATAGGTTCATTAGAATCAAAGAACCTACAAAAAGAACAACAGGCATATTTATATGAACAATTAAAAGATGGCACAATCATTAATAAACCATGTGATAAAAATAATCATTTGATGGACTGCCTGAGATATTTAATTTATTCTAAGTACAAAAATCGTAATGACTTTTTTGTTATATAAAATAAGAATTTATTATTTTGTATTTTTACAGAAAATTTTATATTAATGGCATCATTCTTTGAAAGGTTTAAAAATCTTATTGTAAAAAACACACAACAAACAGCCAAAGAATATAATCAAGCTATTTATAATTATCTGGGTCAAAGTGTTGTATGGAATCCTGAAAATGATGATAATTATATAAATGAAGGTTATAGGAAAAATGCGACTGTTTATTCAATCATAAATCTAATTGCTAAAGCTGCATCATCAGTACCTATTTGTGTTTATCAAAAGGTAAATGAGAATGAGCTAAAAAGATATAAAGCCATGACAAGTGGAATGGTTGATAGCACAATTATCCAAAAAGCTAACATGATTAAAAAACATGCTTTAGTTGAATTAGAACACACAGATTTACATGCATTACTTGAACGACCTAATCCAGCACAATCATATGCTTCCTGGATTACAGAATTAGTTGCATTTGGTAAACTTACAGGCAACAGATATATCTATGGCATTGGTCCTGATACTGGTGACAATGTAGGTAAATACAAAGAATTATATGTAATGCCATCACAGATTATGGAAGTTATTTCTGGTGGTATCATAGAACCAATAAAAGAATATAGAGTTGAATACAATGGTCAATATTCTATTGCAGCTGATTTGATATGTCATATAAAAGATTTTAACCCATACTATGATGGTAGTGGTTCACACCTTTATGGTCAATCACCACTTAAAGCTGGATTCAGAGCAATGACTACAAACAATGAAGCATCTGAAACTGGTGTTAAGTATTTACAAAATCAAATGGCTAGAGGTGTCTTGATGAGTGAGGAAGGTGATTTAAATGAGGTCCAGGCACAACAATTAAAAGATAAGTTTAGGTCTAATTATCAATCAAGTAATAATGCTGGTGATGTAATTATAACACCAAAGAAATTATCATGGGTAAACTTTGGATTATCTGCATCTGACCTTTCATTAATAGAACAATACAATGCATCAGTTAAAGACCTTTGTAATATCTATAATGTCCCAGTACAATTATTAAATAATACTGAATCATCAACATACAACAATCAAAAGAGTGCTAAGGCAGCATTATATCAACATGCAGTTATGCCAGAACTATATAAAATTAGAGATGAATTAAATAGATGGTTAGCACCTAAGTTTGGTGAAAAGATTTACATTGATTTTGATTTTTCTGTAATACCAGAATTGCAAGAGGACATGGACAAAGTTGTTGCTCAAATGACACAGGCATGGTGGTTAACACCAAATGAAAAAAGAGCAGCAATGAGTTATGCTGAAGAAGATAATGATGCATTAAATGATTTTTATGTACCAGCTAATTTATTGCCAGTAAGTGGTGAAGATGTTGATTTACCAGAGCCACAACTACCAGCCAAAGATGATGAAGATGATATGAAAAAAATGCATGTCAATTATGAGGTTGTAAATAAAGATAGGATTAGAGGTTTTGAGGATGCTTATACAACTCAACAAGAAGCTGAAGCTAGAGCCAGAGAATTAGGTGGCTCAGGATTTCACACACATGAATATGATGGTGAAACAATTTACATGCCTTTTGAAACTCATGAGGAATATGAGGAAGCGGTAAAAAGATACCATGATGATGAAGATGAACAAAAACAAGTAAGTGCTAGAGTTGAAAAGGCACTAAAAAAAAAAGTAGCAGACCACAATGCGAGTGTTAGTGCTGCAAGTAAAAAGACATCATTAGGTACTTTAAAAAAAGTATTTAAAAGAGGTGTTGGTGCATACAACACAAATCCACAAAGTGTTAGACCAAATGTTTCTAGTCCTGACCAATGGGCAATGGCTAGAGTTAATTCATTCCTTTATGCTTTAAAGAATGGCAAATTTAGGTCTGGCAAACACGATACAGATTTATTACCAGAAGGTCATCCAATGAGTTCTAAAAAAGAACAAAAGCAAGAAGGTTATTCTGACTATCCACAATCTGCAACTAACAATGCTAGAAGGGTAAAAAACTGGATTGAAAAACATGGCAGAAACGAGGTTGATGGTATGACCGAAGTTGGATTAGCTAGAATGAATCAATTGATAGCTAGAGAAACATTATCATTATCAACACTAAAAAGAACTTTTAGTTTTTTATCTAGAACAAAGGGTGGTGGTTATAATAAAATAAATCCTGATTATGCTGACACACCATGGAAGGACAAAGGTTATGTTGCCTTTTTAGGATGGGGTGGTCAAAGCATGTTGTCTTATGCTGAAAGAAAATTAAATCAATTAGATGAGTAAACAATGGAAACAAGATTACGAAAAGCAATTATCATTAGCTGAGAAATCTATATTACCAATGGTTAGAAAATTTTATGAATCTAACTACAATAAAGGGGTTGACAATTTCATAACATTTGGTGACACTAATTATGCATCATTATTTAAATATGGTGATTTAGAAAAATTATACATTGATATGTATGAAACTGTTGCAATGAGATTTGCAAAATGGTATGCCAGGTATTTTGATAAGTATGAGCAAAAAGGTACTGACCCAAATAAATTTATTACAATATGGCTTATAGCATTTAACAATTATGCTAAACAAAATGCTGCAACTAATGTTGTATTAGTTAGTGGTACTGCAAAAAAAAGTTTATCTCTTT